TGCAATCGAACTTGAACCCAAATATTGTGACGTAATCGTTCGCCGTTATAAGGAATTATGCCCGGCGGCGGAAATCAAACATATTAGAAATGGCGTAGAAATTTTTGAATAGTTCTCCGTAGGGAACTAAAAATAGGAGATTTTTTGTGAGAAATATGCTATAATAGGTGTATGAACACAAGAAATCGGAGAAAACTGAATACACTTTTGATTGTGAGTTTTTTCATAATTTTTCTCCTTTGTATGACTGTAACTAGACCGCTTGTAGCAAATGCGGCAAGCGGTTCAACGACAGTCTATGTCACGGATTATGGCGATAAGTACCATAGGTCGAGTTGTCAATACCTGCACAGCTCGAAGAACGCGATAAGTCTTTCATCGGCTGTGAATCGTGGGTATAAACCTTGTTCCAAATGTGACCCACCCAGATTAACATCAAGCGGTGGTGGAACGACCCAGACACCAACCTATCCGTCAACAACTACAAGGGATGAAGACGATGAAAGATGGATACCGATTTTTTGGGCGGTAGTAATCGCTGTTGGCGGTGGTGGATATATAACGTATTCCATAGTAAAAGACCGTCGTGAGAGAAAGCAACAGGAAGAACAAGAAGAAGAGGAAGATGAATAATTCTTCGGAAAAGGGGTCAAAATGACTAGACTTCACTAGAATAATATGCTATTGTTATGCTACCGTGAATAACGGGGACGAAAGTCGAATCATTTTCAACTAGATAAAGGAAGTAAACAAGAATGGAAAAAGAAAAGGATGTGGCAGTTTATCAAGGGAACCAGGCGAATACAGGGTTAGAAGACATCGATTACAGCAAATATGCACTTGATGAAGAGTCCTTAACGAATATACTTGCCGCCGCTAGGTTGAGAAAGGTCGAGTCGCTGTCGGTTGAAACTTATGAGCAAATATGCGAAGACCCTATCCGTTGTAAACAGATTGTTGAGGAACTCAAAGCCAACGGCGTAAAACTTTATGTGGGACAGGAAATACGCATGCACGAGCAAATTGATAAAATGCTCGAATATATGGATAAACTTAACCATCGTCCGAAAGAAGAACTCAAAAAAGCAGATTTGAGTGTGGCTATAAGGGTGGCTGAAGAAACAGTAGAATTGCCCTTAAACGCAGATGTCTTCAATGCGATTTATAATATACTCAAAGACTTAAAATAACACGGAAAAACTGTATATTCAAGAGAAAAGCGACTAGAAATAGTTGCTTTTTTTATGCAAAAATTCTTTTATTTTCTTCAAAAAAATGTGTGTTTTAGACGCGTTTTCGCTGGGCTCTTTCAGGTGTTTACGGTATAATCTAGTTACAATAAAGAAAGGGAGAAACACCTATGAAAAAAGGACTCGAAAACATCAGCGCAACGACAAGAAAAGTATGGTACGCAAACGAAAAAGCAATCTTCGCAAAGTACGGCGAATACCGCTACCGCCTGGTAGTAAACGGACTCGGCGAAGTTGAAATCTACGACCTTAAGAACTTCGAAGTAGTAGCAAAAGGAAACAGAGAAGCTCAAAAGAAAATCAAAGAGTTGGCTGCATAAGGGGGAACGAAAATGAGAACCATCGAAAGACTTGAAAATGCAAAAAGAGGCGAAGTAAACCACACGATATACTGGGCATACAAAGACAGCAAAGAAGCTGAAACGGAAGACCTGAACTTCGCCGATGTAATATGGGACGAAGATATCCAAGCAATCGTAGACTTCTGCAAGGAAGAGAAAATCGACCAAATCACGATAAGCTCGACCTTCAGTAGCTTGACCAACGTACTCTGGGAACTCGAACAACGCGGCTGTAAGATGAGCGGAATGAAGAAAGTCCCTATGAGATACATGAAACTCGGCACGAACGAAAGAGATACAGCAGTAGCAATCATAATCAAAATGGCATAAAACGACAAAATACGACACCGTCCGACAGGGCGGTGTTTTAATTTAATAAGGGAGGTATGAATGGGTTTATTTGGACGCAGTAGGGACGCACCCAAGAAAGAGAAACGGACAGCACCCAGCAAGGAAATGCAAGAGTTCATCAAAGGTGTGGATGTGGACTCATATGGAAACAGCAACAGCGGGGTGCAAGTAGACGAACTCCGAGCAATGCAAACATCGGCGGTGTACGCATGCGTAAAGATACTAGCCGAAACCGTGGCAAGTTTACCATTACACCTATACAAGAAAGGGAAAAACGGAAAGAAAGAACTAGCGGAGCAACATCCGCTTTTTTCTTGCCTTTATGAGATACCCAACGAAGAAATGACTTCGTTCGAGTTTAGGGAAATGATGATGACATCGGTGTTGCTGTGGGGGAACGGATACGCAAGAGTTATCCGAAAGCAAGGACACGTCACGGAATTGTGGTTTTTGAAACCGCAAAACATGGTCGTGGAAAGGGATACCCAAACAGGCAAGATAAAGTACACTTATACGGACGATATCACCAACCAAACCTATGTGTATAAGCCAAACCAAGTGTTTCACCTAAAAGGCTTGTCGTATGATGGAGTAAAGGGCATCAGTCCGATAGGTCAAGCAAGGGAAGCTGTAGGACTAGCAATCGCCACCGAGCAATACGGGGCGAAGTTCTTCGGCAATGGTGCTAGACCTGGCGGGGTGTTGGAACACCCTGGTATCTTGAAAGACCCAGAAAAACTTCGTGAATCGTGGAATAAGGTGTACCAAGGGACAAGGAACAGCCATAAGGTGGCGGTACTAGAAGAAGGTATGAAATACCATTCAATCGGAATCGCGCCAGAAGACGCACAATTCCTTGAAACAAGAAAATATCAGGTCAACGAAATATGTCGAATATTCCGTGTGCCTCCGCACCTCGTTGGGGACTTGGAAAAAGCAACGTTCTCCAACATTGAACATCAGTCAATTGAATTTGTACAACACACAATCCGACCTTGGCTTGTGCGGTGGGAACAGGCGATAAGCCGTTTGCTTCTAGACGAAAGTGAACGGCTTTTATATTTCGCAAAATTCAATGTGGATGGGTTGTTGCGAGGCGATTACAAGAGCCGAATGGAAGGGTATGCCATCGGCAGACAAAACGGATGGCTGTCCACGAACGATATTCGTGGTTTGGAAGATCTCCCCGAAGTTCCAGAAGAACAAGGGGGCAACGATTATCTCGTCAACGGTAATATGATACCCATTGCCGTGGCAAGACAGCAAAAACAAGAAGGAGGTAAGGATGGAGAAGGGCAAGAAGGAACTCCGAATGCTACCGCTGACGGAACTGCGAATCCGAAACGAAGAAAACGGTAAGCGAATGATTGAAGGTCACGCAGCCGTGTTTGACTCGTGGAGCGAAACGCTTGGCGGTTTATTTCCTTTCAAGGAAATCGTCCGTAAAGGTGCATTCATGGAGAGTATTCAAAACGATGACATCCGCGCACTCTTCAATCACGACCCGAACTACGTACTAGGCAGAAATAAAGCGGGAACGCTTGAATTAGCCGAAGACGAAGTCGGTCTTCGTGTGCGAATTATCCCGCCCGATACGGGATGGGCAAGGGACTTGCAGACAAGCATTGACCGTGGGGACATCTCACAAATGTCCATTGGTTTCGTTGTAGAAGACGATGCTTGGTCAACGGAAAGTGGCATTGATACAAGGGAACTCAAAAAAGTCCAACTTTTCGATGTCAGCCCTGTGACGTACCCAGCCTATACCGCAACGGATGTGGGTGTTCGTGCGATGCAGTCGTATGAAGGATATAAAGCGGAATGTCGTAACAAGGAACAGGCAGCGGAAGACGCAGCCAAACAAGCCAGAGAGAAAGAGAAACTCGCAAGGCTGAAAACCAAATTTAAAAATTTATGATTGGAGGAAATCAACAATATGACTATGAAGAAAATTCTCGAAATGAAAGCAAAGAGAGAAGACGCAAGACTCAAGGCAATGGCGGTGCTTAATAAAGCGGAAGCCGAAGACCGATTCCTTAACGAAGACGAACAAAAGGAAATCGACAAGTACGAGGGGGAAATTCGCTCTTGGGACGAAAGCATCAATCGTGCTGAAAAGTTGCTTGCAATCGCACCCGAAGACCGCAATGTGGAGAAACCCGAAAGCAAGCCTGCACCTAGCAAAAATGACGAAAAGAGATTCGCAACCTTTGGCGAACAGTTGCTTGCTGCATATAGGGCGGCGGCTCCCGGCGGTCACGTGGACGAAAGACTTTCCACTCGTGCGGCAAGCGGTTTGAACGAAACCACGCCTAGCGACGGCGGTTTCCTTGTTCAGCAAGACTTCGTGACCGAGCTCTTGAAGAGAACCTACGAAACGGGTATTCTCGCAAGCAAGGTAAAGAAAATCCCCATCAGCACCAACGCTAACGGCTTGAAAATCAACGCGGTGGATGAAGAGTCCCGTGCGAATGGTTCTCGTTGGGGCGGTGTGCAGACCTATTGGGAAGGGGAAGCGGACGAACTCACCGCAAGCAAACCCAAGTTCAGACAGATGGAATTGTCGCTCAAGAAACTCACGGGTCTTTGCTATGCAACGGATGAATTGCTCCAAGACGCGGCGGCTCTTGAAGCGGTTATTCGTCAAGCGTTTGCTGAAGAGTTCGGTTTCAAAATTGACGACGCCATCCTTTCGGGTACGGGCGAAGGCGAACCCCTTGGTATTCTCAACGGCGGTTCTCTTGTAACGGTAGCAAAGGAATCGAACCAAACGGATATCATCACGGTGGAAAACCTTATCAAGATGTGGAATCGTTTGTGGTCTCGTTCGAGAGCAAACGCGGTATGGTACATCAACCAAGAGTTAGAGCCTTACCTCTACACCTTGAAAATTGGCGATAAACCCGTATACATTCCCGCGGGCGGTTTGTCCGAAAAGCCTTACGGCACGTTGTTCGGCAGACCTGTCGTACCCCTTGAACAATGTTCGGCGGCGGGCGAAGTCGGCGATATTATCCTTGCCGATGTTGGTCAATACTTGCTTATCGACAAGGGCGGCGTTAAGGCGGCAAGCTCCATCCACGTAAGATTCCTTTACGATGAATCGGTGTTCCGCTTTATTTATCGTGTAGACGGTAAACCCATTTGGAACAAACCCCTTGCACCTTACAAGGGTAGTGCGTCGGTATCGCCTTTCGTAACCTTGGCGAAGAGAACGACCGCCTGACGATAGAAGGAGGTGGGCAGTATGCTGACATTGCAAGAAACGAAAGACTTTCTCCGAGTTGACGGCGATGACGAAGACACTCTCATCTCCTCGCTAATCATAACCGCAAAGGTGCTGACGGAAGACGTACTTCGCCGCCCGCTTACGGAGTTTGAAGAATTACCAGACCCTATACGGCAAGCAATGCTGATTATAGTAGGTACTTTATACGAAGAAAGGCAAGTTTCCAAAGACAAGACGGGTGTGGACATCAAGGAAACGCTAGACCTAGTCCGTCAAATGCTGTTCGGATATAGGAGGGAAAAGTTTTGAAAATAGGGAAACTAAATCGGCGAATAGAAGTCCTTGAATGGTTTGCCAAAAAGGACGAATATGGCGGCGAAGACGGCGAATGGAGAATGGTTGACCGCTTGTGGGCAAAAATCGAGCCTGTAAGCGGCACCGAGTTCTTCCAAGCACAAACAGTCAACGCGGAATTGGTGGCGAAAATAACCATACGCTACAACCCTAACATCAACGTTATGAATCGTATTCGATACTTGGATAAACTGTATGAAATTATAGGGGTAAGTGATGAGAGAACCGCACACCAAGCAACGATACTCAATTGCAAGGAGATAGTCAAAAATGGGTTATAGTGCAAAGCAACGAAAGGTAAAGACAACTATAGAAGGTGGCGAAAAAATCGTCAAAGACTTAAGAGCAATGGAGAGTGCTGCGGCTGATGTGTTGATGAAAGGAGCGAAAGCAGGTGGGCAAATCGCTTTGGCTGATGCGAAAAGAAATTGTCCTGTGGATACAGGTGCATTACGGGACAGCCTTGAACTGACGGAAGTAAGTGCAACCGAAAAGAAAGCCACGGTAAAAGTGGACTACGATAAGAAATTGAAATACGGTACACATGTAGAACTCGGAGCAAGGGGAAGACCTGCAAATCCATTTTTGAGAAACGCAGTAGACGATAACATTGACCAAATCAATGACGAAATCGTCAAAGAAATCTCCAAGGCAATAGGGAAAGCGATATGAAAGATTTATTGCAAGCGGTGTACGAATACATCAGCAGTATCCCCGAAATCCAAGCGTTGGTGCAAGGGCGAATATTCCCCGTTGTATTACCGCAGGATAAACCGCTCCCTGCAATTGTGTATGCACCCGTTGTAGCAAACTATGACAGCGCATTGCAAGGAGATACGGGGTATGTAAGGCAGACGATTCAATTCGTAAGCCACGAAAAAACATTCAAAAAAGCAAGGAAACTTTCACGGCTTGTGAAGAAAGCCTTGCAAGATTATACGGGCGATATGAACGGCGTGGAAATCCAAGCCGTTTTTATTAAGTCCGATTATGAACTCAACGGCAATACTTCGCTAAAATTCGACACGGAAGAGTATATGTCGTGTATTGAGTTTGAAATCCATTATAACGAAAAATAGGGAGGAACAATATGGCAATTGCAGGTAAAAACGGCAAAGTCGTAGTGGGAACTTCGAGTGGAGAAAAGGTAGTAGGCATCAAGAATTGGTCGCTTGAACTTTCCTTGGAAACGCTTGAAACGACCGCACTCGGCGATGATTGGAAGAACTATATTACGGGGCTTAAAGAATGGACCGCAAGTTCGGAGGGGGACTATGCAGTACCTACCGACACCGCAGGTCAGCAAGCCTTACAAACTGCATTTTTGAACGGCTCTATGGTCGTGGTTAAAATGTACGTAGATGCGAGCAATTACTACC